GCTTGTACGAGAGTATAAGAAGCGTGGTGGTACTTATCGCACGGGAACTAAAAAACGTGGCAAGAAGTAGTGGCGGTCTGACCCGTTGGTTTAAAGAAAAATGGGTGGATGTAAAAACTGGTAAGCCTTGTGGCCGTTCAAAAGGTGAAAAGCGAGGTTATCCTGCTTGTAGACCTAGTAAACGTGTATCAAGTAAGACACCTAAGACTGCTGGAGAAATGTCAAGTAGTGAAAAAGCAAGGTTTAAACGTGAAAAAACTGGTAAAAAGAAGATAACCTATCAACATAGGCGTAGAAAAACTAAAAAAAGGAGTTGAATATGGCTAAATCTGCTGCTATGAGTAGGTGTATGGGTTACATCTCTACCGTTAAAAAAGGTAAAAAGAAAAAATCCACAAAAAAAACTACTAAAAAGAAAAAATGACTAAAATCACTGATGAAATGCTCGATATTATCGAGAAACTAAAAGGAAAACGTAATCCTGCTCTTTGGGATCCTAGATGTGAACAATATATGAGAAATAACAATAAAGGTACTGTAAAAAAGTCAACTACAAGTTAAACTATTTATAAATACTCTTTTTTCTTAGAATAATGGCATTTTTTCGTGGCGAAGAAGGGTCTGTTAAATTTAAAAACGGATCTGGAACTACTGAAGCTATCGTGTCTACTACTGGTTGGACATTAGATACAACAAAAGACACACTAGATGTAACTGCTCATGGAGCTACTGCAAGATCATTTGTAGGTAGTTTAATTTCTGGATCAGGCACTATTGATTTTCTTTATACAGCAGCCAGTGGTAATGAAACTGCAAACTTATTAGCAGACGTTCTAACTACAGAAGATGCTGGCGATGCACAGTTTGAATTATTTTTAGACACTTCTGGAAGTAAAAAAGTAAGTTTTTCTGGAATTGTTACAGGAACAAGTTTATCTGCAACAACAGGTGATTTAGAAACAGTTAGCGTTAGTTTTATAACTTCTGGTGCTATTACCAACGCTGCGTAGTGAAACTTACCTCTCGCCAAAAAACTTTATTGTCTAAGCACTCTGAGCATCATAGTGCAAAGCATATGGAGTTTATGAAGAGGAGAATGAGAGCAGGAGATACTTTTACTCAAGCCCATAAAAAGGCACAATCCAAAGTAGGAAAGTAATGCCACGCAAAAAAGGAGTCAGCTTATCAGTCGGTAGAGGCGAAAAGTCCAAAAAAGGAGGACTTACTGCAAAAGGTCGTGCAAAATATAACCGTGCCACAGGCAGTAACCTAAAAGCACCTGTAACAGAAAAAAATCCCACAGGAAAAAGAGCAGCTAGACGAAAATCATTTTGTGCCAGAATGAAAGGAGTCAAAGGACCAATGAAAGATAATAAAGGCCGACCAACAAGAAAAGCGTTAGCATTAAAACGATGGAGGTGTTAAATGACTTATTCAATTCCTGGTGATTACAGAACAAAAGTACAGACTTCTACAAGTATTGGAGATATAGACAGTCCTTTTACTCGCACGAGGGCTGTCCTCGACATGATGAAAGGTTGGGAAATAATGAAAGCTGTTACTGAAGGAACAGAATATCTAAGAGAAAATAGTGAAGCCTTTTTACCATTGGAACCAAGAGAGGATTACACAGCATATATGGCAAGAGTAAATCGTGCTGTATTTTCTCCTTTTACTCAAAGATTAATAAGAGCAGCTACAGGTTTAATTCTCCGTAAACCAATAACATTAACAGGCGATCCATATTGGACAGAAACTTTCAAGGCAGATGTCGATGGTTGTGGTTCAGATTTAGATGAATACGCAAGAAGAATATTAATGTGTTCTCTTACTTATGGTCAAAGTCATATTCTTGTAGATTATCCTGCACCTGGAGGAGCAGTAAGTTTAGCTGAAGAGCGTTCTCAAAACCGCAGACCTTATTGGATTGAAGTAGATCCAACAAATCTTTTAGGTTGGAGATTAGATAGAGAGTCAAACTATGGAAATCTCATACAAGCAAGAATCGCAGAAAAGGCTGTATTGCCTGATGGAGATTTTGGTGAAAAAGTTTATGACCAAGTAAGAGTAATAGAACCTGGAAGTTATAGAGTATTTCGTAAAAAAGATGAGATTGATGCAATGTATGATGTTGATGATAATTCTTATATGGGTGAATTTAGTACTGGCACTACAGATCAAGAATACAAATTAGCGGAATCAGGCACTTTTTCTCTTGGTGAAATACCTTTAGTCACTATTTATTCTGGAAAAACTGAAAATTTAGTTAGCAAACCACCTTTACTTGATATTGCGTATTTAAACCTTGCACATTTTCAAAGACAAGCTGATTTAATTCATAGTTTGCACGTTGCATCTCAGCCAATGCTTGTGATGGAAGGTTATGACGATCAGACCAAAGACCTTGCAATATCTGTTAATTATGCAATGGCAACTCAGCCAGGAAATAAAGTTTATTATGTAGAACCAGCTTCTAGTGCTTTCGATGCTCAATCAGCAGAAATAAAAGAACTACAAATGCAAATGGCTACTCTTGGTATTAGTACACTATCACAACAGAAGTTTGTAGCTGAATCAGCAGATGCTCGCAGACTAGATCGTGTGGACACAAATTCAATGCTTGCTATGGTTTCCATGGAGTTAGAACAAAAACTACAAAAATGTTTTAATTTTTCAGCCGAATATGTTGGAATCGAACCACCAGAAGTAAAAATCAGTAGAGACTTCGACATCGAAAGACTAATTGGACAGGATATAACAGCATTAACATCTCTATTCGATCAGCAAGTTATAGATAGAGAAGAATTTAGAGACATTTTGGTACAAGGTGAAGTTTTACCAAGTGCAAATGAGGCCAAATCTGAATAGTCTGCTACAATAGTGGATAAATATACATATTTTTATGGCTAAATCCCTAGATAAGGTACTTCAGCCTGACGGAACTTACAAATGGGAACTTGTAGAACCTACTGCATCTGAAAAGATGGGTAATGGTCCTGAAGCTCCTGTTGTCTGCCCTGCTCCTACACCAAAAGCGACTAAGAAAAAGTCCACTAAAAAGAAATCTACAAGCCCACTATCTGATTAATCTATGGCTATCGAAGAAAAAGTAATTCAGCCTGATTCTGTGACTCCTGCTGAACAGCCCGTGGCTGACACTCCTTCACAACCACAAGCACCCGATCTCAGTTCTGTAAAAGCAGAATACGAGGCAAAACTAGCTGCTGCACAGAAAGAAGCTGCTGAAGCACAAGAAAAATTTAAAGGCATCAAAGGTAAACTTGATGATGTTTATAAACAAAGAGAGGAAAAGCGTACTAAAGAATTAGAAGATCAAGGTCAATGGAAAACTCTTTGGGAGGAAGCAAATAAAACAGCCCAAGAAAAAGAGCAACAGATAATGACTTTATCTCAACAGTTAGAAGAAATGAAAACTTCAAATGAGGTAGCTTCTACAAAAACAACAGCACTTGCAGCTATTAGTAACCTTGGAGCGATAAACGCAGAACAAACTCTGTCATTATTACAAAACAAGTTACAAAAAAATGCCAACGGAGAAGTAGTTGTATTGAACGGAGGTGTTGAACAAAATCTCACTACCTATCTCACGAGTCTCAAAAACCCTGGCAGTGGTTGGGAACATCATTTTAAGCCAAGTTCTGCTGCTGGAATGGGTGCAAAACCGAGTCCAGTTGCTAATGCTTCTGGAGGTCAAGTAAACCCTTGGAAAACGGGCAATATAACACAACAAATGCTATTATCAGAACAAGATCCTCAAATGGCAGCAGTGCTGAAACAAGAGGCTCAAACTAAATAGTTAATTTCCGTGAAATTAACCCCCTTATCCGTGATTAGGGTATCGCAAAACTTATTAAGGTAAATCTGAATGGCTGCTCCGTTTCAGAATTATACTGGCGGTGTCCTATTAGCGGACATCGTTAAAAGAAATAATTTTAGTGCTTACGTTTCTCAAGCTATCAAAGAGCGTAGCCTATTTATAC